TGCGCCGTCAGTCTGCAACCTCAAGCAAAAATGCCAGCGTTCGAGGTTTGATTACTTCCAAGAACACGCCTGGCATTATTTTCCAGACAATAGGTAAAGGTGCTAAAGGTAATTCACAATTCAGCCGTGAAGTGATTAAGCAATCCGGCTCACCTAAGTCACGATTTATTTGGGGCGCTAAAGAATCAAATCTGGAATCAAACGCCAGTTCAAGAATTGACAAGTTATTGCAAGGCGCTGCTTTAGATGCGCAGTCTCGTTTAGATCAGTGGTCTAGTTAAGTGAGGGGTTAGTCAGTGGCTAAGAATTCGATTAACCTGCTCGTTGGATCTAGTTTTGATGCCAAAGGGATCAACCAAGCTAAACGTCAACTTGCGGCGTTAGAAAAGCAAGTTGCCCCAGTTGGTAGTGCGTTCACTGCAATGGGTGCCAAGATGTCTGCAATTGGCGCTGGCATGGCTCGCACAGGTAAAGCCATGACTGTTGGCCTAACGTTGCCCATTGTCGGTGTTGGTATTGCTGCAACGAAAATGGCAATGGACTTTGACACCTCGCTAACAAAAATGGTTTCCCTCGTTGGTCTGACCAATGATGAGGTTGACGGTATGCGGGACAAGATCAAGTCCCTGGCATCCCAGTATGGCAAGAGCGCCAGCGAAGCGGCAGACGCAATGTTTTTCATTACCTCAGCCGGCTTGCGCGGCAGCGATGCAATGGAAACTTTAGAAGCATCCCTCAAGGGTGCAGCAATTGGTTTGGGCGATGTCAACACAATCGCTGACCTTTCAACTTCAGCCATGAACGCATATGGCCCCGCTGTTCTATCTGCCGGCAAAGCGACCTCGATCCTGCGCACAGCTGTTGAACAGGGCAAGCTGGAATCATCTGCACTCGCCGGCGCTATGGGCGCTGTGTTGCCTATTGCTTCAGCGCTCAAGATTCCCTTTGATCAAGTAGCCGCTGGTATGGCCGCGATGTCTCGGACTGGTACTGATGCAGCGACTGCATCAACGCAGCTCAAGGGCATCATGCTGGCTGTTACTAAGGAAACCCCCAAAGGCGCTAAGGCGCTGAAGTCTGTTGGATTGTCTTATGAGGGAATTAGAAAGACCATCGCAGATGATGGGCTGCTTGCCGGGCTGAAACTTTTGAAGGAACGCTTTGGCGGCAACACTCTCGCCACGGCAGAACTGTTCGGAAATCAACGAGCACTCATTGGCGTGATGGATTTGCTCGGCGCGAGCGCTGAGACTACTGAATCAATCTTTGGTGAGTTGGCCAGCACAACCGCGAACGACCTCGATCCGGCTTTTGAGGCTGCGTCAGAGACAACAGGTTTCAAACTAAGTCAGGCAATGGCAACACTGAAAAACAGCCTGATTGGTGTTGGTGATGCTATCGCGCCAACTGTTGAAAAGGTGTCTGCTTTTGTCACAAAGATAGCCGAGGCTTTTGCATCGCTGAGTCCTAAGACTCAAAACCTGATCGTTGCCTTTGCTGCTGTCGCAGCAGCCCTTGGCCCCATCTTGCTTATTGCCGGCAAGGTCATTGGGGCGCTTGGCGCGATAAGTTCTGCGATTGGTTCAATGAGTGCAGCAGCCTCACTAGCTGCCCCTGCCGGTGCTGGGCTTGCTGCCGGCTTCGCTGCGATCATTGCACCTGTTGCACTTGTGGTTGGGGCAATTGCGCTATTCATTGGCGCTGTGGTGTTGGCGTACAATAAGTCCGAGTTTTTCCGCAACGCACTCACACAGTTTGTTGACCAGGTTAAAGCAACCGGCAGCGCAATCTTTGGGTCGCTGATCTCGGCGTTTAAGTCACTCACTCAAACAGGGTCAATTGTCACAACATATTTCACAATCTTGGGCAATTACCTTGGTGGCGTGTTTGGTGTGACGTTGAAAGTCATTGGCGGCATCGTTAAGGCTGTTGAGATGAACTTCAAAATTATGGCCAAGGGCGTTGAGATCGCTGCCACGATCCTTACAATGCTTGCCAACATCATCGTTGGTGCAGTTAAGATTGGGTTCAACTTCCTTGCTGGGGCTATCAGCGGCATATTAGACAAACTGGGGCCATTCGGGGCAGCGTTTAAGTCTTTAGCAACAGGTGTGAAAAACGCCTTCCTATCTATCCCTAAATTCATTTCAACAGCATTCAATGGAGTGATCAAATTCTTTGAGAATTTTGTCAACGGTGCTATTGGACTTGTCAATAAGTTGATTGATGCTTACAACGCGATTCCGTGGACTGCGACAATCTCGCGCATCAACGAACTTTCCTTTGCCGTTGGCGGCGCGAACGACTCCATCGGCAAACTCCCCGATCACTTGAGCAGTGCAGGCCGAGGAATGGAGTTGGCCGGTCAAACTGTTGACGGTTGGAACACGTCGCTTACTGGTGCAAGCAGAGCAACAGGGCAGGCGAGCATTGCTGCTGCTGAATTTGCTGATGGTCTCGGCAAAGTTGGTGGCGGTGGCGGCGGTGGCGCTGCTGAGAAGGCAACCAAGTCACTCAAGGAATTGCGCGGCGAGTTCAAAGAGACTTTCACTGCGGCCATGAACGAGCAAATTGCTGCCGCTGGTGAAACACTCAAAACCGCCTTCGATAAAGCAACCACTGCCTACAACGATTTCAAGACATCCATTACCGGATCATCTGCATTCGGGCTTGATTTCTCTGGCGCTGCTGAGTCTGCTCAAGATGGTGGCGGGACAATCGTTGGCGCACTCGTTGGTCAGGCTGACGGCATTGGCGCTTTCGGTACGCAAATGAACGCGCTACTGCAAACAAATTTGAGTGAAGATGCTTTTGCAGCGGTTGTTGGTATGGGCCGCGAGCGTGGCGCGCAGTTAGCATCAGAGCTGCTTGGCGCTAACGGTGAGCAACTTATTGCTCAACTCAATTCCACTATTGACAATGTGAAGGCTGTTGCCGAGGCTGTGGGGATTGGCGCTGCTGATAAGTGGAAGGCTGCCGGTGTCAAGTCAGCACAGGACACTTACGAGGGTTTCCGAGATAACTTTGGTGCTGGTGGCCCTGCGCGTAAGGCACTAATGAATCTTATGAATGGTTTGGCCGAGTCAATGAAACGCTCAACAACAATCACGGTGACAACGATCAACCGACAGATCAACGAGAGTATTGGAGCCGCGCTTCCTGGTCGCGCACTTGGTGGCCCGGTTTCAGCATCTACCGCCTACCTTGTCGGAGAAAAAGGCCCAGAGGTATTCGTCCCTAATATAAGCGGCAACATTATTTCCAATGATGCGCTATCAATGACTGGGCGCAGCGGCTCAATGAGTTCAAGCTCTGGTGCTAATGCAGGCAACACTTACGCAATCACCATCAACACTGGCATTGGCGATCCCCGCGTTATTGGTGAGGAAGTTGTGAACGTGATCTCAAAGTTTGAGAAAGCCAACGGCGCTGTGTTTGCGCGGGCCTGATGAAGGTTGAAATTGCGTTTGATCTTGCCGCTAACGGGCTGGGGTCTTTCTTCACGCTGGACGATCCTGTCAAAGGCAAGTTAGACAACACGCTGTATGTGCTTGGCGGCGATGTCCTGGTGGATGTCACTAGCACAGTTCGGCAGGTTTCCATTAAGCGTGGGCGCAACCGGCAACTGGAAAAGTTCACTGCCGGGAACGCAAACATAATCCTAGACAACCGTGATCGAATCTTTGATCCACTCAACACTGCTAGTCCTTACTTTGGTTCTATCGTGCCACGCAAGCAAATCATTATCACTGATGAAGACCAGACCATTTACACAGGTCAAGTTGCTGACTGGAACTTTGACTATTCACTCTCCGGTGATTCAACAGCGCAAGTGTCGTGCGTTGATGCTTTAACGCTGCTCGTTGATCCTTTCCTGACGGCAGATACGGAAACGGCTCAACTAACGGGTGCGCGGGTAAACGCTGTCCTTGATGATGTTGGTTGGCCGTTGGCTAAGCGGCAAGTATCTGAGGGCAAAGCAACATTGGACGCTGACGTTATTGAGGCCGATAAAACACAAGCGTTGGACTACCTGAACAAAGTTTCACTCTCCGAACCGGGGGCGCTCTATGTTGCTAATAATGGTGATCTGGTGTTTCGTGATCGTGCTGACACTCAAAATGCATCGGGGTCAATAACGTTCGGTACAGGTGGAATCCCGTTTTCAGATATTGGTGTTGAGTACGGCGTTGAAGAAATGGCGAACCAAGTCTCTGTGACTTACTACGGCGGGACGGCGATTGCTGGGACTGCTACCGCGAGGGATGAAACATCCATTGGTCAATATGGCACGTTAGATGAGAACTATGACACGCTGCTCTCAAGTGCATCTGACGCGCAATCCTTGGCAGACTGGCAGGTTGGGTTATTTGCGCAGCCGCGTTACCGCGTTGACCGGATAACTGTTGCCTTGGATGCTTTAACAACGCTTGATCAGCAAAGCGTGTTGGCTGTTGAACTGGGCGATGTGGTCACGGTGACGTGGACTCCCAATAATGTTGGTGCTGCGCTGAGTCAACTGGTGACGATTGATGGAATAGATTTCTCGGGCAATCCATCTGCGCGTAGAATTAGTTTCACGATGAGCGAAACAACCGCAGCGTTTATTCTTGATGATCTTGTCTTTGGTGTACTCGGCAACAACCTGCTCGGTTTCTAGGAAGGAACAACAATGGCATATCCATTCGAAGCCGCTGAAGTCTTAACAGCGGTCGATTTGAACGCGATGATCGGCGCACCCACTCAAAACGCGCAAACCGGTACGACCTACACAGCGGTGCTACTTGATGCTGGGAAAACCGTCACCCTCTCCAACGCGTCAGCGGTGACACTTACAATCCCGGCGCAAGCCTCTGTGTCGTGGGCTGATAACACGCAACTGAACTTCCTGAACATTGGTGCTGGAACTGTGACGATCACTGCTGCTGCCGGTGTCACGATCAACGGCACACCATTGACCCTGACAACTTCACAACGAGGAAGTCTCGTTCGCACTGCAAGTAACACATGGACGTTTACGCCGATTGGTGGTGGTGGCAGTGCTAATGGATTGTTTAACAAGTCAGATTCTGGTTCGGTTGCTTTCACTAAAACAGGTGTAGGCACTGTTAGTGTCAAGGCCGGAACAAGCGTAGAGGTACTCGGTTCACTCATCACTTTCGCCACAGCCACAGCCGTAACAATGCCTTCACTGACCGCTGGCACTGACTACTACATTTATGTGACAACAGCAGGAGCAATCAGTGCTGTGGCTGCGACTGGAACGTGGCCGACACCTGTTGCTTCACCACCAGCGAGTTCACGCAACATCGGCGGTTTTCATTACGCTGCGGGCGGCAACGCTGCCGCTCGTGCCGGTGGGAACACGACCGCGCAAGTCAACGAGTTTTCACTGTGGGATCTGAAGTGGAAACCAGCCTCGCTCGATCCTCGCGGCATGACACTGATCAACAATCATTTCTGGTCAGACATTTACTTGCTGAATACTGCTCACGCCACGGTAGGGACGAGTAGTAACGATCAAACAATTTACGACACGAACACATGGTGGGACAGCGTTGAAGTTCTCGGTCTGTACGGCAAGCGACCACCGCGTTACCGTGAGTTCGCTGACCTCGCCTTTGGTACAACCGAGGCTGTTTCTCGCGGAAACGACCCGGTGACAACGGGTATCGCAACAACGAACTCTGGCTCTTCGCAAGCGGATCAAGTGTTTACGTCGAAGTTTGGCGTGATCCAATCCTCCGGATGTCTGTATGTGTGGGGAGATGAATTCGGTGGCGGTTCTGCGGGTGCCTCATGGACAGCGAACACCGGCGGGCGTGGCTCGACTTACCAACTAGAAAACGCTGCGCGATTCGGTGGGGCCTGGCCGAATCCGCGGACTCCGGGTCACGGTCGTCGACTGGTCCAACTCTCCGACGACCTCGAGCAGCGCCGTCGGGGCGCGCGGCGTGTGTTCACATGTTACGGGCGTTTGACATGGCCCCACCTTCGACCATGAATAGCATCGTAAGCAGTTTTGGGTTGAAGCCCGAATTGTCTAGCGACAGCAGCAGACGAAAGCCCACCGTCGAAAGCGTTTCGCATTTCAATGACTGTCGCTTCAGTGAGCATGGAGTTAGAGTTGTTTTCCCCACGCTGATTGGGCAGGAGAGTGAGTCCGCTGTTGTAGGCGTGGACAGCATTGTGTCTGTAACTGCACCATTCCAAATTGCTGACGTTGTTGTTGGCGGGGTTTCCGTCAATGTGATTGATGATGGGAAGGCTTTCTGGGTTGGGTATGAACGTCAATGCGATAAGCCTGTGAACAAGGAATGGGGTTTTCTTTCCCTTGCGGGCAAGGTATACGCGCAAATGTTTGGTGCGTTTGGTCGGTGGCGTTTGGGTGAGCCATTGTCCGGGTCGCTGGTAGGAACCTCCGTTGATTCCCACTTTAACAGTTTTGGGGTAAGACCAAATTTGCCCGTCCGTGGTGGCAGCGTAAAGCCTTTCCCATTGCGGAATATCTTTCATTGTTTCCCCTTCGGTGGTCAGCCAATGATACCACATAGCACTAAGAAAGGTAAACAATGAATATCAATGAAGTCCTGTCAAGCAGCCAGCAAGTAATGGCCTTGGAATTAGCGGTCAGATCACTCGCTGGTGGCGATGCTGCGCTGGATGTTGCAGTGGAAACTGTGCAGGCTGAGGCACTACTTGACGAGTTCGTTAGCCCACAAATAGAGGAGGCACCTAGTGAGTGAAATAGATCAAGAATTACACGTGGACACGCCACCCGAACCGGTGGAGCCCAAGAAAAAGCCAACGTCATCGAAGCACCCAAAAGTGCAAGACGAAACCGAACGCGCCCGGGCAATAGTCCGAGCCAAACTCAAAGGGTAGAACCGTGGATTTTTGGGGACATCGTCGGCCTGATAGCCACATCATTAGCAGCCCTTGCCATCATGGGGACTGGCCTTGTGTGGCTTATTCGCAACGTCGTACGGGATGAAATAAAAAAAGACGACCCTCACAATACAGCCAGGGTTCCGCAACGGTGGCGAATCACTCGCAGACGTTGCCGCGAAAGTCGACCGGATCTCCGAGAAGTTAGGACTCTGATATGAAGCATTGGCTCGCCTCCACATGGGAAGGCTCCATCGTCAAAATAGCGTCAGGCGCTGCACTCGGCGCGTTACTGTCATGGCTCGCAACCGCCGACGTGCACCCGCTAATCGTCGCCGTCTCGGCGGCAGTAATACCCGTAATTATCAACGCGCTCAACGGCGACGACACACGATATGGACGGCTAGATAATGGCGAGACTCTGTAAAGGCGGCGTCAAGTTACGCGACCAGGTGAACCGCCGCTGGCCTCGACGCGACAAAGCCTCCGACGGATGGATCGGGGACCGGGCCCACTCTGAAAGAATATCGGACCATAACCCGAATAAAGCCGGTGTAGTCCATGCCATAGACATTGATGAGGGGCTAGGGACCTACGCGAATGGGCGCACCGCCCGGCGCCTGGCTAACCAGATCCTTGATTATGCGGCCAGCGGGCTCGCAGGCGCCTCACGCCTTAAGTATGTGGTCTACGAGAACCGGATCGCCTCCGGTACATACCGGAAAACATTTTGGTCATGGCGGCACGGTAATTGGGGACATGAAGCCCATATCCACGTGTCTTTTACGTCAGCCGCTGACCGTGACGGGACCGTATTCCCTCTTCCAATCCTTGCCCGGTCCCCCATTGTTAAAGCCCGGTGGACACGCAACCTGAGAAAAGCACGTAAACGCAACAAATAGCGACTATTATCGACGTCTATCGAAGGGGAACAAATGTCAGATTACATTCGACCAGGGGAAGCCGCCGAGATGCTAGGCGTCTCACGGGATGCGATTAGGCGCTATTCGGACGCGGGACGTATTGATGCCATTGTCACACCTGGCGGGCACCGTCGGATCGACAGGGAAAGTGTGGACGCCTACATCGTTCGGCGTACACGAATATCGAGCACGGTGACGATTATTGAGCACAAATGATTACCGAGGTGCTTATGTGCGCGGCCTTACTGACGGCCCCGGCATGTGCAGCGAGCTCGATGGAGGCGAAAGACTGGAAGGGACACGAACCTAGCCTCTACACGGGGCAGCATTACCACCATAAATGGGCAAAGGTCCGGAAGTGCATTATGCACAGGGAGTCACGATCAAACTATAGGGCCCGAGGCACTATATCGACCGCATCTGGCGCGTACCAATTCCTCGATTCCCAATGGAGGATCAGCCTCACGTACATGATGATTCGCGAGAGTCGATCGACCGCCGACGGCCTGATCTCAGAGATTAAGGCACTACGGCAGCACCCGATCCAAGAATGGAACCGCTACTGGCAAGACCGCGCCTTTTACACGGCATGGGATAACGGAAGGGCGCTGATCATTGGAACCAGACCAGGCACAAGTGCTAAACGCCACGTATCACCTATTCGAACTCGATCACCTCGACGCGCCTGGTCAAGTCTTTATCGTTATCCGTGACGGTAAACCGACCCTTGCATATAGGCGATTCACACGCGACCGTTGGTCACCTGAAATCATGCCAAACACGCCGGAATGACTAAAGTCCTTGACACGGCATCTGCGCCTGACAAAGATAGGCACACAGACATTCCAGCGGAGGGGAAGCCGCGTACCCGTCACAAATGAGTTGGCGGGATGTCTTCGGCGGGGCTACTTTCTAGTGGGTAGCCTCGCCAACACACTAGCCACTAGAACGAAAAGGGGAACAATGACATACTCGCTATTCGACTCGATTGGTGATATCCAACTCGACCGACCGGGCCATAATTGCACCGGCCAACTCTGCACCTACTGCGAACGATTCGATCGTGAAGACGTCCAGGTGCTCGCAGAAATAGATAAATCTTGGCGCATCCAAGCCACCATCTTCCGTAAATCGCTGGCTATCGGCGGCCTATTCAGCGCCGACCTACTCATCGAGGCTATTGGCCTACCCGACGGGCACCCTAACCAGATTGGTGCTTTATTCAGATCATGGTCGTCAATGGGTGTCATTACCTCCATGGGTAACTACGTCGTAAGCACAAGAGAGTCCAATAATGGCCGCTCTATCCGCATGTGGAAGAGAACCGCATGATCCCGGCACTTTTAGGGCTCGCATGCCTACTTAGCGGCCTCGTAATTGGTCTAGCGTGGGGCTATGTAGGTGGTCGTGGTGAGTGACTACATTGACGCATACCTCGATGCCTTGCATGTTGTACTGACAGAAATAGCGGTAGAGAAGCCCGACAGTGTTGACGCCGTCTGTCATCTCATCTGGCACATGATCGACGATACGGACAGCGAATGACGTATAACCTTGATGGTTATGTGGACGTACCGACCCGAATCAAACTATTTATGGCCCGACATCCTGAGGGCTCACTACAAATGGACCCGCCTACATTCGTGGAAGTTGAGGGGAAGCAGTGGGTTATTGGTCGGGCCTACGCCTACCGCACACCCGACGACCAACGCCCTGGTATCGGTACAGCGTGGGAAATTGTGCCGGGCACGACTAACTTCACTCGAGGGTCAGAATTGCAAAATCTTGAGACCAGTTCTTGGGGCCGAGCGATAGGGGCCCTCGGGATCGGCATCGAAGCCTCGATAGCCACGCTAGACGAAATACAGCACGCTAAGGAACGCGGGAAGGTCATGCGAACCACAGAGGCGCTACCGGATGACCCATGGATGACTGAGGCACCAGCACCACAATACGACGGTGCAGTACCCGGTAAAGGCTCGAGCATGTACCCATTAACAGGGCCGCAACTAAAAGCAATCCACGCCATACTAGGCAAGCGTGACATACGTGACGACCTGGACAAACTCGCCAACGTCAACGCCTGGCTAACCGGGCTCAACAAAACGGCCGTAACGAGCATTACTGAGATGAATAAGACGGATGCGTCCGGTTACATTGACCACCTACAAAAGGGTCTGGGATGACGGCGAATACCTGCCATTGTATTAAGTGTCTAAATACCATTCTGAACCCCGATCCATGCCAGTGTGCAGACTGCATCATCGCAGCCCAACATGATGTCTGCCCATTCAATTACGGATATAACACGGCGATGCGAGAAGCCTTAGAATTATGGCAAGAGTCTGAACCAATTTACATAAAACTAGAAAATAGTATTGATTACTCACAAGAACGAATGAAGGCTAAGGAACACACACCACCTTGATGCCTGTCGTGGCGTGTCATGCCCTGACGCCCGGATCATTACAGGGTAGACGATTAACCAGTATGCCGGAGGAAATAGCACTGGTTTCGTGTAGGACAGGGCAACACGCCCGACCACGTAGGTAGGGTGAGTAATACCAAAAACCAACCACCACAGAGGCGCGGTCTTGAGCATCAAGATCGAGGACGCGCCGATCATCACTAGACCAAAGGACAACCAATGACACACGAACCAATCCACTACAGCAATACGATTCACACTGCGGACTCGCAGGCTGCGGATGCGACCACGCCCGATGCTACAAAGGCTGGATCGACAACACCGCA